TATAGCCATTGCTTGATGTTACGGTTGTCATTATTTGCCACCTCCTGATACATTTGTTAAAGAAATTAGTGCTGACAAAGTGATAGTTTCACTAGATGCTGTATGGGTTACAACACAAGTTGCTACTTTTACATCATTACCTGACAAGTTAGTTATGCTGCCTAAAGTAAAAGCGTTGCTAGAATCTGCCTGTTCTGCACAAGCACTTATATAGTCTGCGGTACTATTGCTTACATTTACAAATGTCCATCTTATAGTGCAACTTTGTTTACTTGTGCCATTATCTGCCGTAACAGTCAAATCTATAGTTGAAGATGTAGGTGAGTAGAAAGACCCATCACTAGATATCCATTGTGCTATTGTTGAATCTGCTGAAAGAATAGTCACCAATGCTGCATTGATTTGTGCTGCAGGTACTGCTCTTTGTACATTACCACTTGAGTCTAATCCTGCTGTTGCTCTATCGTGCGCATCTATGATCTCTGTCATGCTTTTAGTAGTACCATTACTTCTAACATTTCCTGTCAAATCACCTGTGAATCTGTTGTTAGAATCTATGACTGATGCTGCTCTGCTTGATCCTGTAGTTATTGTGCTGTTAGCAACTCCGCCTATTGTTCCTGTTACATTACCTGTATGTGTTTCACCTAAAATTGTGGCAGAACTTTTATTTTGTACGTTGCCTAATCCAATACCTGATGTTGTTAAAGAGACCTCTACCCAATTACCTGTGCCTGTTCCTGTTGATCTATATAGTTTATTGCCATCGTTTGTATCTACCCATAGATCACCTGCCGCTAAAGCTGTAGGTGCATTATCTGCTCTAAAAACTGTAGGTACAACTAACCCACCACTCAATCCAATATTTGCAGGTGTAGTATTAGAGTTTAAGTGTGTAGAGTTAGCAAAGTTAGTGATTCCTGTTCCGCCTTTATTAGCAGGCATAGTACCTGTTCCATCAGAAGAATAATCTACAGTAGAATTAGTCAGGTCTGCTTTAGCAGTAGCTGTTCCAACTACTGTGTGGTTTTCTTGTGATGTAAAATCTGAGAAAGAGCCTGCACTTAAATGTCTAGCCTTAAAATTATACTGCACTCCTACCTCTAAGCCTGTAATTTGTTGTTTTGTTGAGCCTTGATTTGCAAACATAGTGCTGTAAACAGAGTCTGAATTTCTTTTAAACAATACTTCAGTTCCTATTATGTAAGGCGAACTTGCGTTTGACCATGTGACCGTTACAGAGGTATTAGTAATAACATCAACAGTAGTGGTGTCTGTGGCGACAGATAAATTCGTAGGTGGCGACAAAGCATAGTCACCAACTGTTAGAGTGCTTCCTGACGCAACAGGTGTTTGATAATCAGACGTGGCAAAATCATAAACTGTTGATGCGGTTTCTTGTAAGACCAAACCTACAGCAAGTGTTGGCACATCTTCACTATCCTGTATCAACATTTCAGCAGATAGTACTTCAAATATTTTAGAGGTGTATCCAAGCCTTTCATTTGTAATCATGACAGTATCATGTGGCTGTAGTCTCAAAAATTTTAAATCTACTACTGTTCCTACTGTAGTTGCCAATCTTTGTTTTTTTAAAGAAATTCTTTGCAATCTTTGAGCCATTGTATGGGTAACAGTAAAAGGCAACTGTTTTTCCATAGTCTTGACATAATTTGGTTTATCAGAGTTCGTGCCATTAGGTGTATCTTCAGTAAGAAATGTTGAGTCTTGATATATAGGAGCATCTGCAGCAATATAATTATTTGAGCCATCAACAAATACTGACTTAACTGTATTATATAGATCACCTGTAGTTGATTTTGTGCTGACTTCTAGGGGTTGTAACAGGTCATTATCAGTAATTGTTAAAGAAGGTGTAGGGTGTGCGCCTGAATGTACTTGAAACTGTCCATTTACATAAGACATTGATCCTGCCATTGATTGTAATACACCATTAATAACTCCTGCTCCGTTAGCTGCAAAGTTTGTAAAACCATTTGCTGTATATCTTTTTTCTGTGGAACTACCATCTGCAAGTGTTACTGTTTCGTCACATTTATTAGCTGCTGCTGTGATGCCTCCTGCTACGTTTGCATCATTAATCTCACCGCTTTTAGCTTTCAATCCATAATTAGTATCTGTCAAATAATCTCTAATTATTAATGCAGGATTATCGCTCCATGCTGTGCCTCCACTACCTGAATTGAGTCTAGGGTCATAAACCTTTTTGCCCTTAACAATAAAAGAAACATTAGGCATACCGCCACCAAACTTTTCAGCATCAAATACACACTGCATATATACATAAGCCATATCTATATATTTATCAGTAGAAGTGATGGCAGCTAGCTGTGCATCCATAAATCCGTCAACCGCAGTTTGTGATCCATCTTGAAATGTAAAACGAACTAAACGACCACTACCAAAGTCGTTCGGATTTTCTGTATTTGTAAATTTTGTATTGGTAGCAGTAAACACTGTAGAGCCGCTTACAGTAGAAGATGATGTGGTTAAGGTTTCATCATTAAGTATCACTGCTTCAAGGCTGTTGACTTCATGACCAGCTAGCACAAAAACTAGATGTAACAAATGATTGTCAGTTCCTGTAGTAGATATGTGAGTTATCGTTCCACCTACCCTAGTTTGTCCATATATTATTTGTCTTGGTTCAGTTGGCGCACGAGATGATACTTTAGAACCAAAGTTAGCACCTGTAGCATTTATACCTTTGCTGAGAACACCTAAAGCTAAAGTATAAGCAAATGCTTTAGCAGCAACAGCTTTCGCTCCTGCTAGTTTAAAAAAACTTTGTTTAGCTAAAAAAGCTTCTGTTGCAAATAACTTTACTCCGATAAAGATAATCGCAGCTATTTTTAGAGCCTTCTTTACTTTGTCACCCATTGATTCTCCATACTTTTAAGATATCAACATCATTATCTATCACAAGACCTTCGGCATCAGCACCTAAAGTAGAAAATCCATCAAATACAAAGGCTAATTCAGTCTCTTCTTTATGTACTCCAAAATCTCCTTTAGACATGTATTCTATATCTATGGCATCTATACCACTTTTTTGTTCTATAGCATTATCTATTGCTGCTACCAAACCTTTACCTTTGCCGTATTTAAAAATACATTGCATGGCTTGTTCTTTCGTTTGCCATTTCCAGTTACTAGGTAAAAGACTTTCACCTGTCATGGTTTTTATAAATGTATTTGTAAGGTGTACACAATCCCATTCTCCCCACTCAAAAGGTGTGTAAAGATTTCTGTTTACTAACGTGTCAAACTTTATTTCCCAATCTGGTAGCTTTTTCATTATCTTTGTGTGACATAATCATAAGGATCATCAAAAGGACTACTACCGCTTTGTACGTCTTGTTTTTGACCCCAAGCTATTTGTTTGTCTTGTAATTGTTGTACTCTGTTAAGTGATGTGTCAGAAGAATCTATAAACTTTTGACTCTCTGCTGTATACCTCAAATTACTTGGTCTCTCTAAATCTATCAATCTGTTCTCAGCGTCTATACTGACTGTTGCTCCATCAATGCCGTCATCTATAGACAGAGACATCATGCGTCCTGCAAAAACTTTTAACACACCTGCTACTTCGTTACTACCTCCCATCAAAAAACCCATAAAGACACTTATATCTCTGTTTTGATAATTTTCAGTCAAAGCCATATTTAATATATCTGAATCCATACCTGACAAAGCTATAGCAATACCTGATGGTTTCAAATCCAACGTATCTTCTATACTACTTATACTCAGTAAAGCACCTGCTCCTGTATAAGTTTCAGAGTTGATAACAAGATCGTCATTACCTGTCCATATCAATATATCATCTGTGTCAAATTCTGCTTTGACTGCAAAGAAAAGTTCTTGATGATCTTGTCCTAACCTTGCCTCTATTGCACTATCTATGCCTGCTCTTGTAGCCATTAAATAACCTCAATACATCCAAAGCTTATGCCATATAGTGATCTATGGTCAGCGTTCCAATCTACAGTATTATCTAAAAGTCTAAACAAACCTTTTGGCGCATCAAATCTTACAAAATGTCCAGTTGCTAATGTTGATCTTAACTTAGGCTCTGTTCTCACAGCAAATTGATTTGGACTACCGCTTGTTTCGGTCGCATCCTCTACTGCCATGACTAGCTGAACAGGATTTGCGGTGGCAGAAGCAGCACCTAACACACCAAGATAGTCTCCTTTCTTTATTCCACCACTATTGCTACCAGATGTTTTAAGATTTAAGCCAGTTGAACCTTTAACATTCATCTGTACCTTACATCCACTTGTAGCACCTTCATTAACTAACACACTATCTGTTTCAACAGCAGTATTGCTGTTTTTAGTTGTGATCTTATGTGTTCCGTTATTAGCATCATTGGTCATGCCTGTTATATGAATAAAGTCTCCAACTATCGCATTAGCAAATGTACTAGCATTTGCAGTTATAGTGTTTGTATTTGTAACAGTCAAAGATACGTTAGTGTTAGATACTCTATTCTCGCTTATTAAATGCGTTGTGCCGAACGATCCTGTATTGGTAAGGGCATCAGGGTCAGCAAACTTAAAATGGTTTGTAGTGCCTTTTAATTGCATTAGAAAGGATTGCCATTCTACAGCTTGTGTTCTGTTTAAAGGTGGCAAAGATACCTGTGCTTGCCAAAATACAGCATCAAACTCTTGCGTTTTCTGTTTACCTGTAAATGGTGAAGCTGTTTGTCCTATTGCTCTGTATAAAGAAAACTCGCTTCTAACAAAGTTAGGAGTACTTGGCATATCTATTATTCTAGCCACCCATCAACCCCCTTCTAAATGAACCACCTCTAGCTGCTGCTTCTAATACTGCTGCCTTACTAGACTCTTGTATTTGTGGTAAAAGTTTAGCCACCTCTGCTCTAGCAGTAGCACCCACACCTAAAGCAAAGTTATTGTGTTGTACTACAGTTATACCCCCACCACCTGATAAAGCGTTTTTGCTGTTCATGTTGTTCATTATCGTACCACCAGTGTTAGGAACAAATATTTCTGCACCACGTTCACCCACTAAGGTTGGCATACCTTTCTGCACTCTACCACCACCTGCTTTAGCACTAACTGGTAGACCTACTGCGGTAAACATAGCATCCATAATAGGCTTTATAATCTGCATTTGTAGTGCAGAAGCTATGATCTGTCTTGCCATGTCTTTAAATAGGTTCTTAAAGCTATCCATAGCGTTCTCGCCATCCATCAATGATTGCACGAAATCATTTGTAAATTTATTTGTAGCTTCAGCAATCACAGGTGCTAGTTCTCCAAA